ACCGAAAATACTTTCTCTGGTTTTCCTGTTAGACAAAGGATAAACATTCATACTACCTCACATGACTCTATGTATAAAGTCTGCATCAATTTCTTTAGGTCAGACTTGTCTACAGATACGTCAACTTCGTCAATATATTCATTGAGTAATGTTAATGTATCCTTCACATCAATGTCTGCGTCTTCATCTATGTCTGCATCGAGTAGAGTTTCAATAATTTTAACATCATGAACCCCTTCGCGGTACAGTCTATCAATAAATGAATCAAACTGTGAGTACTTTCTCTTTTCTTCGACAATGAGTTTGACGAATGAACTCTTATAAGGAGTTACATCCACTTTATCATAGTCAGTATCTACATCGTTGTAGTAGATTTTATGAAAGATCTCATATGGATTCTTAATCCACTTTAATGTATCTGCCTCTGTATCGTAGATATGAAATCCACGAGGATCTTTATAGTCATTCCAGTAGATCTGATATGGATTACCAAGATACTGAATATTACCATGCTTTGATTTGTGATGGTAATGACCAGTCCAGACACGATTGAATCTATGAAATAGATTTCTATCCATACCATGATCCATCATAAGACCAGGAGTCATCTCAAATCCAGCAAGTTCTAGATGACCTGCACATATATCTGCGTTACTAGTCTCAAGTAACTTGGTAACATTCTTTTGATTTTCCTTATTAATCCAAGGAAGCATAAGAAAATTTTTACTGCCCAGTTTAATTTCTGTTGCTTCAGCATAAACAGTAAAGTTTTCGTACTTATCTAAAAGAAGTTCTGGTGAATTAATTTTATTAGTGTTCTTATAATATGTACAGTGATTACCAAGAATCATATGGACTTTATAATCCTTCAATCGTGAGAAATAATTTTCTGTAATTCTATTGTAAGTATTAAAGTCAATCGTTTTCCTGTTATCAAAGGTATCACCAAGATCCATAACAGTATCTACACCCTCTTTTTCTAAAGTGGGGAAGAATATATTATCATAAAACTTCTGAAAGAACTCCCAGAATGCTGGGTTTCCTTTACGTGCATCTAAATGTTGGTCTGTTATTACAGCAATTTTCATTTATTGCCCCACCCATCCGTCATACGAATCAGAGAGTCTAGAGTCCGTCCAGTTGGTTGATTGACTTTCCAAGTTGAATCTCGACATTTTAATACAAGTGTCTCTCGAATATGAGGTGAGGATTCCCTTACCATCCTGATCGTAGCTAGTCCACGTTCCAGAGCGTTGTACCTCGACACGGAATCTTCCTCCGCTAGTTTCAAACCATTCATAAGTTTCGTAATCTCCACTCATCGTTTTAATTCTTCTTGTGTTCTATTGTAAATAACGATGCGTTCATTTTCAATAGTGAATTCTAGCACGTCATCGTAATCCCACATGAGTTCTTCATACAATGTATTAAGTCTTCTCATGTCTTCATATAATCCACCGTCACTCATCTGTTCATCCTGATCTCGATGTTCTCTTTAATGGTATTCATCTCAGCAGAACCTGAGGTACCACCACTATCATCGATTTGCATAACAGTTGACGCATCAGAATGATCTAGAATTTTTTGTTTAATTTCTAATTGCTTCTTCTCTTTCTGTATGCGGCGCAGAAAAGCGTAGTAAATAATTTGGGTAAAGTATGCAAAGGGGTTCTTAGACTTCTCAGGATCGAAATTATCGATGTACTGTAAGCAGTTCTCAATACCATCACATATCATATCTTCCCTAAAAGGGTAGTTAACGAAATTTGGTTTGTAAGAAAGGTGAGTTGCAATCTTTAAAAAGCAGTCCCCAACATAATTACTCACCCTAGGTTTGGGTTTATCATGTTCCTTAGCGTAAGCAACCCTCTCCCTATAAGAAGTCATTGCTTCCAATAGTTCTTTGTTGTTCACATAGTATTCGGTGTTCTTACGCCTGACCATATATTACCTTTTGCATATCTGTATACTACCACAAAAAGAAACTTCTTGCAATAGGGGCTTGACGGATCCTCATAAACTTAGTACAATAACCTTGTGAAGGTTCAAAGGAAGGTAGTAGCTTAGCTACCCTTGTAGATCTTCTCTAACATTTTTCTCGTTTGATCTACTGATCCAACGTACCCAGGTAGTATTTTTTCTGGGTTACCATTCTTACCTTCGTTCTGATGTTGTGCTAAAGACTTTGCTTTCTTGTCTTCAGATAAACACTTTAAGTAAAAGTTCTCTATCTTCTTATCACACTGACTCATTGTAAGAATATGATTCCTTGGTAATAGGAATAAATCTTCAAATGTAGAATGTAACCACTCTGATAGAGTGAATCCATTTATATTCATATCAGCTTTTCTTCTAGATACATGCTCTACTAGCATGGGTTCGCTAACTAAACAAGTATCTTCTTCAGGCATGTAACAGACTTTACATATAATCTCTTCACCTGATATTAACTTTATAGTAGCGTAAAATTCGTCTTCCATATCCTCATCGTAGGTTTACTTTTATAACTTCGTATTTAAAATTTTCAGATTGATAGATATTGACTCTTTCGTTTAAATGTTTAAGAGTGTAATTTCTACCATTAATATCGTCAGCGATATCGTATAAGGTTGCTATGTCTTTGCCTTCACCTTTCCTAAGTACTCTTCCAATTGACTGGAGGTTCCTGATTCTTGACTTACTAGGTGAAGCAAATATAATATTGTGTAATCGCTTGATGTTGATACCAGTGGAGAATGTACCATAGGATGCAATAATAATTGCATTGTCTTCAGTCTCAGTGAGTTGTCTAACCTCTTCTCGGTCCTCGACATCTGTTCCACCGTGAACAAAGAATACTTTCCTTCGCTCATCTACAGTACTATTTATTAAATCATGCAACGGTTCGCCATGTTTTTCGATATAATTGAATAGGACAAGGGTGTTACCTTCAATGTCTGCTACTAAATTTTTAATCAAGTTGTTTCTTCCTCGGTGTTCTACAAGGAAATCAATCTCATCTTGATAAGATTCAAAGTATTGTGGAGTATGATTACACAACAATATCTTGATTCTAAATTTTGATAGGTAACCTGACTTGATTAATTCGTCAGTTTTGGTAACCTGTTTACAGGATCCAAACAATCCTTCTAACACCCACTTGTGTGTTTTGCTACCGTCGAGAGTACCAGTAAAACCAAATCTATATTTTGCATTATGAAGTTTAGTCATAATGCCTGTAAGGGATTTGGATTTAAAAAGGTGTGCTTCGTCTCCAATCACACAATCAATATCGTCAAAATATCTCTTAGGAAACTTATAGATAGATTGCCATGTTGAAATTATGACTGACTTCTCGGTACTTTTATCTTTACCACTATAGATCTTATGAACGAATTCATCCGCCGCCCATCCATACTCTTTGAAGTCATTCACCATTTGCTCTACCAAAGAAGTAGTAGGCACGATGATGAGCGTTTTCTTGTTGGTGGCGCAATAGTATCTGACGAGGGAATAGATCATCAAACTCTTACCGCTGCCCGTAGGGGAAAGAAGTAATTTACGATTGTGTTTAAGTGCCTCGTAGACTGCCTCGTATTGATATTGGCGAGGTTCAACATGACTGATCTTATCCATAAAGATTTTAACTCCCTCTAAGGAGACAAATCCATTGGTATCACTAGCATCACCATACCAATCATTCTTTTCATACGCTACAGTATACGCTCTTTCTCCTGCCCACTCAAATAAATGGTCTAGTAAACCTCCATACAACTCACCATTCGCAGGAGAATATAAGCGAATCATTCCGTCCCAGTATTTGTATCTGGGATTTCTTTTTAGAAACTTTGCTTCTGGTACTTCAAATGAAAAGTAATCAGACAACTCATGATGAATATGAGCTGCTCCAGCAACAGTGACGTATACCTCATTCTTTTTTTTAATTACGATGTCGGTCATTAGTCACTACCGTTTATGAATTTCTCCCATTGAATAGCAGAGTTAATCTGAAATCCACGACTGGAGATTTGTTTCATTACTTGATCTAAGAAATAAAGCATCTGATTAATATAAGTAATCTTTGCTTCCATGTTAATAATATCTTCATCAGACTCGAGATAAACTCTCATTTTTTCTGATGTTTTGATGCTGGTACCAAATGGTTTCTCTGCATAAGTCTTGGCGTCAGCTTCTCCACCGTAATATTCTCTTTTCTTTCTCACCAATTGTCTCGATTGAAACTCTAGTGATGTCTTTATTTCTGTTAGATCAGTGTAATGGTTTAAATATTTATTGTGTTGGAAAGGAATTTCAAGAGCTAACTGACCAAGATCTGTGGTGTATTGTTTGTTCTTGAATTGAAAATCTACTTCAGAGTCTTCTGCCCAATCAGCACGGATTTTATCAAAGCGATTACGAAGTGAATCAAAGTTCATTAAGGTTTTTATCAGTTATCATATAGTTGTGATACTTGAATACAACGTTTGCTGTAAAGTATTCTTGATCAGTCAAGGTAGCATCAAAGGGAATTGAAGTAAGTGAGATAGGAAATAGACTCCTAAACACTGCTGCTATTTTAACCTGATAGTTTGATGTAGTAATTAGTAACCTACCATCACTATACTCAGGTTCTGATGGTACAACAGTGGTATCAGCACCATCATTACCATTCCTTCTAATCCATTTCTGAATAGAATTGTAGTTTTTTAAATCCTCATCAATAATAAACTGCACATTAAAATCACCAAAGGTTACTCCTCCACCAGGAATGATGGGTACGGAACGAAACCTTGTAGGGACTTCTGTTACAGGCATTGCTATCTCTGGAACATTTGCTTGATTACAGAAAAAATCTACACCATCAAACAACTCGAGTTCTAATTTAAACCCGAGTGGAGATAAGTAGTTTCTGTTATTAAGTTGTGATTTGTACCAGTCAGCAGACATGTCAACTTCCCAAGCTATAACTATTTAGTCTTGTTTTTTTCGTCTAGTTTTTTTAAAAATTCTTCATCAGGAGTAAAGATGATAGGACCTTGCGCTATCACCTCTTGCAATTCTGCTAATATTTCTTTGTCTTCATCATTCATTTGTTTCTAAGAATGTTAGTTACCAACCTATCTGCGCAAGAGTATATTCTATCATTGTTAGAACCATTACCAAACTCCTTGAACAAGATTGATAATACTTCTGTCCTTATACTCATAAGTTCATCACTGTAATTAGAATCGAATGTTGAGTTCATTAGGTTTTCTTGGGTTCGTGTTCTTTTACCTTTGACCATACCATGTTGTAGTATTGACCTGAGGTATTTTTCGCTTTTTGCATTTGCTCTAGTATAGAGGACCAAATCAAATATTGCATGTTGCTTTTCATATTATAACAGATAATGAACTATAATGTATATATGTAGACAAAAAAAAGGGGTCCAGTTAGGACCCCATAACATTGTACATGTAAAGATTTACATTAGGTTTGTAACCTGTGTACGTCTGTAGTACATGTTAGCGTTAGCAGATAGAGTTTCTCCATCAGGAGTTCCACTGTATACACCGTTAGTTGTAACGAATGGGTTTGATACCATACCGTAACGTGTTTTGAAACCAATCTTAGGTTGGAATGTGCTTGGGTCTATTGAACGAACCATTTGTAAAGGAACGTATGGGCAATAGAACAGTCCAGCGTCATAAGGAGAAGTACCCTTGTAACCTACGACATAGAAATGCTTGTCGCTTAGGTTAGCAGCATATGGGTCAACGTAAACCTTGATGCGTCCGTTGATTGTACCAACTAGAAGATTTCCAGTATCATCAACTTCACCGATGGAAGGTCCACCAGCACCAGTTAAACCAGAACTATAGTCAAGTACACCAGCCATTGCTAGAGCACTAGCAACGTCAGCAGAACACATTAAGAAGTTACCCTTTCCTCTACGAGTCTCTTGAGCGATTGCGTTTGCATCTCTTTCAATCTGGAAAAGTAGTCCTTTGAATTTCTCAACTGACCATCTACCATTTGAGTCAACGTCTAGGTCAAATACACCAGAAGTAGCAACGTTATTTGCTGCACCTTTCTTAGCAACTTGATAAACAGTTCTAACAACTTCTCTGTTGATCTCAGCAAGAACTTCAGAAGATAGGATGTTAGCAAGTTCCTGCTCTGCATCCAATCCATGAATTGCTTTCAAGTCTTGAGCAAGTTCTAAGGTGTATTCTGCTTTCAAAGCTCTGGACTTAGCAGTCACAGAAGTCTTCTCAATGCTGAATGACATTTCGCGGAACAATCTACTTGCTTCGCCCATTTTTTCAAGGTCTTCACGAGCCATACCCTGTGCCTTTTCATAGGTTCCAGGAGAAGCATCGTTAAGTAGTGCAGGGTTGTTACCCTCAGAATCACCACCAACACCAGCACCTGTTCTAGGTGTGTATGCACCAGCAGATGCATCGTGTGCAGCAGAGAATCCTGTATCTGGTTCGTTGAAGAGTGCCTCTTCTCCGCCCTGATTCTCGTATCTAGATCTCATTGCAAAGATCAATCCAGTAGGTCCAGACATAGGTTGAACACCACAGATATCATATGCAACTAGGTTAGGCATTGAACGTCTAATTAGACTGATCAACACTGGGTCGAAACCAGCAAGTCCAGCTGTATTAGCGTTACCGAGTGCAGATCCTGCAGGAGACACTGTAGATGCCCCTAGAGAGTTAACTGCTACCTCGTTAATCATTCCACGCTCTTCGCGTAGAAATCTTTCTTGGTTTTCTAACAGTACAGCAGTAACACTTTTTCTATAATTGTCTTTGATGGCAGAAGTGCCTTCATGACCTAGAACAGGTGCCCACTTTTCCGTTAGTTGTTTAGCATTAAACATTTGTTTAAGTCCTCTTTTGGAAAATTAGTATGTTTCTATTATTCAGACCAGCGAGCCATAGCATTGATGTATGCCGCCATTGCTGGGGATACTGCTGCGTCTTCGACTGGAGTTTCTTCATTCTCTTCTCTCACGACTGGTGCGTTGGGGAAGTAGCTCTCTTTAAGTGCTTTAACTTTCTTTGTGTATTCCTCTTCGGATACAAAGTCAACACCCTCAGCGAGAGTAGCGAGTTTATCTTTCTGAGTATCTACTAGACCTTCGCTAATATTATTAACGATGACTTTCTTAGCAGACTCATTAAGACGGGTTTGAAGTTTCACATTGGACTTGACCTGTTCGTCGAGTCTTTCTTCCATTTCACG